GCAGGTGGTAAGGGAGGTTCTCCCGGTCAATGGAGTGCAAGAAAAGCACAGATGGTTGCCAAAGCATATAAAGCAGCAGGTGGTGGATACAGAGGATAATGTCAAAGAAAAAGAAGGCAGACCCTAAAGTTGGCACAGGCAAAAAACCCAAAGGAAGTGACAGAAGATTATACACGGATGAAAACCCTAAAGACACAGTTAGGATTAAATTCGCTACAGTCGCAGATGCAAAAGCAACCATTGCAAAAGTTAAAAAAATCAATAAGCCATATGCGAGAAAGATACAAATACTTACAGTTATGGAGCAAAGAGCTAAAGTAATGGGTAAGACAGAAGTAGTTAGATTAGCTAAAGCAGCAAAAGAACAATTAAAGAGACAACATGAAAAAACAAAAAAAGGATAGATGTGCAACTTGCGAATGTTACGAATGTGACTGCGAAGAGTGCAACTGTGACTGCCACAATGAAGCAGAAGAACACGAGGAGGTACAAGGAGTACCTGTATAATGATTGAGTTTGTGTTAGTGTTTATGATGGGAATAAGAGTAGTAGACCAAACACAAACCTTTGAAGACATAGATAGATGTTTGTACTTCGCAGAGAGATTGCATAAGCAACCTTCAATACCACAACAGGAAGGACCTAATCTACAGATAACAGCATATTGTAAGCCAAGAAGGAAAAGATAATGTTAGCAGAACTAGCTGCGGCAAATGCCGCTTTCAGTGTAATAAAAAGTTTCGTGTCTAACGGAAAGGAACTTACAGGTTGTGCTAAACACATATCTGACTTTGTATTCTCAAAGGAGCAATTAGAAAAGAAAGCAAGTAAACAAAAATCTAAAGGTGGTGGTTCAGACTTAGAAGAGTTCATGGCTCTTGAGCAAATAAAAGAAAAAGAAGCAGAACTCAAGAAGATGATGATATACATAGGTAGACCCGGATTATGGCAGGATTGGCAAGAGTTCCAAGCAGAAGCAAGAAAGTCTAGACGTTATCAAGAGAAGATGAGAGAAAGAAGACAAGCAGAGTTAATGGAATATTTTGGTTATAGTATAGCTTTTATATTCGTACTATTCTTTGCAGGATTATTAGCTTGGATTGTCGGTAAATGGACAGGGAAACTTTAACACCTTGCATTGGAGTATGTACATTAGAAGATGATGTATGTATAGGATGTAACAGAACAATAGATGAGATTAAAGAGGCATATGAAAATAGTATGGCATTAAAAAAATCACAGAGGTCACTAGTTGCGTGGGGAAAACAAAAATGGCGAACAAAGTCTGGTAAACCTAGTACACAAGGGAGTAAAGCAACTAGTGAACGTTATTTACCTGAAAAAGCGATTAAGGCTTTATCTTCCTCTGAATATGCCTCCTCTTCGGCTGCTAAACGAAAAGCGACTAAACGAGGTAAACAATTTTCTAAACAACCCGGCAAGACTGCAAAAAAAACATCAAGATTTCGTAGATTCAGCTAAAGTAAAAGAACAACTAAGACTTGCTAGAATGCAGGAGAAAATAAAGAATGATACAAGCATTGATAGGACCACTCGCAAATCTCGCAGGAACGTGGTTTCAAAACAAAGTAGAAAAAACAAAAGCCGATGGTCTCGCTAAAGTAGCTGAAGCAAAGGCAAGAGCAACTGTAGCAGAGAAGGTAGCTGCAGGTGAGATAGAGTGGGAAGGCAAGATGGCTGATGCCACAAACGAGTCTTGGAAAGATGAGTTTGCTTTAGTTGTCCTACTAACCCCTGCTATATTAGTCTTCATTCCCGGGATGACAGAGTATGTGGAACATGGATTTAGTATACTGGCAACTTTACCAGAGTGGTATCAGTACCTCTTATATATCGCAATTAGTGCATCGTTTGGGATTAAGGGTGTCGGACAAGCAGCAAAGATGTTTAAAAAGAAGTAATGTCTGACGTTGAAGAAAAGATTAATAAAATAATAACAGAGTCTATATTACCTAGTGTTCAGATGCATGGTGGACACGTAGAGTTACAATCTTTTAAGGATGGTATAGTAACAGTATTTTTAAGTGGTGCATGTAGTGGATGTGCAATGTCTACACAAACATTAAAGATGGGAATAGAGAATATGTTAAAGTATTATATACCTGAAGTATTAGCAGTTGAGGGCATTGAAGACCCTAATTCTACAGTGAGTCCATATTACCAATGACATTAAAAGCCTTGACATTTTTAAAGATATCTGCTATAACATGTAAGATAGGTAATTATTTTTGGCATCTTCATGTCAAGGAAATACGTAAGAATCAGACAAGAAGGTTGATATAATGAAACATAATAAATCTACCACAGGAAGTTTTTTTGGTGATATAATTAAAGCTACCAAAGCAGGTGGTGCTAGTTCCATGACAAAAAAAGTTAAAGCTAAAAAGGGTGATACTTTAAGTGATATATCTAAAGCTAATAACACTACATTGCAAAAGTTAATGAAATTAAATCCTAAGTTTAAAACAGGTCAAGATAAAGGAACTCCTACTAAAGGAACAAAAGAACAGAAAACAATACGAGTTGGTAGTTCTATAATAGTACCTGACCCTCACACATTTAAAAAAGGAAGATTAACAGCATCAGTTTCTAAGAAGAAAAAAGATGTGTATAAAAAAACAACTAAAAAAGATTTTAAAGAAATGAATGTTCCTTTAAAAAAGAAAAAGAAATAATGAATCTAGTTACATTACAAAATGAAATAGCCGATGATGAGGGCATAAAATATGAATTGTATTTATGTTCAGAATCACATTTGACTGGAGGAATTGGACATCTTATTACAGAATGGGATACAGATTATTATGGTAAACCTGTAGGAACAAAAGTACCTAATGAACAAGTTGATGCATGGTTTGAGAATGATATAGAAGTATCTATAAAAGATTGTCAATCTCTGTTTAGTAACTTTGATAGTTTACCTGAAGACATACAACATGTATTAATAAATATGTCATTTCAATTAGGAAAGCCTCGTTTATCTAAATTTAAAAAGATGATTGCTGCTGTAGAGAATGAAGACTATCCTGAAATGGCAGAGCAGATGGAAGACTCACGTTGGTATAAACAAACAACTAACAGAGCACAAAGATTAATAGAGAGAGTTATAAGATACGGAGTGCCTATATGACAAAGAGGGAACTAACAGAAAGACAACAAAAATTCTTAGATGTTCTCTTTGAACAGGCAGGTGGCGATGTTGTACAAGCAAAATTACTTGCAGGATATTCAGAGCATACATCTACTTCTAGTGTTGTAGCTTCTATGAAAGATGAAATCATGGATGCAACTCAAATGTATATGAGTCGTAATGCACCTAAAGCTGCTGTAGCTATGGTAAGTGGTGTAGATGACCCAACACAGTTAGGTATTAGAGATAGACTATCTGCCTCAAAAGAATTATTAGATAGAGTTGGATTAGTTAAAACTGAAAAGGTGCAGGTGGAAGCATCAGGTGGAGTGATGTTATTACCACCAAAGAAGGACAATGGATAGAAGTTTAGGCAAGTGGAAATTACCACAACCAACAGATTTAAAAGACGAAGACCAAAAAGAATGGATACAGATACCACGTATAGCTAGAACTGTTCCATTTGGATATAAAATAAACGAAGATGATAAAGAATTACTTGACCCTATACCCTACGAGTTAGAAGCATTAGAGTTAGCTAGAAAATATGTAAAGCAATATTCACTAAGACAAGTTGCTAATTGGCTAACAACAAAAACAGGCAGACAAATATCTCACATAGGATTAAGGAAAAGATTACTACATGAACGACAACGTAAGAACAAAGCTAGAACTCTTAAACGATGGTCTGAATACGCCCAAAAGGCAATCGAGAAAGCGAAAGCCATCGAAGAAGGTAGAGTTGGAGCAAGAGCCTAGCACAGTAAATACTGTAGAGGCTATACCTGAAGAAGAACAAAATATTGTTTTTAAACCTAATGAAGGACCTCAAACAGAGTTCCTTGCTTCTCCTGAAAGAGAAGTGTTATATGGTGGTTCGGCAGGTGGTGGCAAGTCATATGCCATGTTAGCAGACCCACTACGTTATATGGGTCATCCACAATTTAGTGGTTTGTTATTACGACACACGACAGAAGAACTAAGAGAACTTGTTTGGAAGTCTAGAGAATTATATCCCCTTATATGGAAAGGGATAAAGTGGTCAGAAAGAAAGATGCAATGGGTAGCTCCTTCAGGTGCAAGACTGTGGATGTCCTACCTAGACCGAGATGATGATGTACTAAGATATCAAGGTTTAGCTTTTAGTTGGATAGGCTTTGACGAATTAACGCAATGGGCAACACCATTTGCTTGGAACTACATGAGGTCACGATTACGTTCTACTGCACACGATTTACCTGTGTATATGAGGGCAACAACTAACCCCGGAGGTCCGGGTCATCAGTGGGTTAAGAAAATGTTTATTGACCCAGCACCTTATGGAAGAGCATTTGATGCCACAAATATTGAGACAGGAAGGGTTCTTAAATACCCTGACGGACACAGTAAAGCAGGTCAGTCACTATTTAAAAGAAGATTTATTCCTGCTAGATTATCTGATAATCCGTACCTCTCAAGTCAAGGTGATTATGAAGCAATGCTTCTTTCCTTACCTGAACACCAACAAAGACAGTTGCTTGAAGGTGATTGGGATATTAAAGAAGGTGCTGCTTTTACTGAGTTTGATAGGAATACTCACGTTATTGAACCTTTTCATATTCCAAGAAATTGGGTTAAGTTTAGGTCTTGTGATTATGGTTATGGTTCTTATAGTGCTGTGTTGTGGTTTGCTGTTTCTCCAGATGAGCAGATTGTTGTATATAGAGAGTTGTATGTTTCTAAAGTCCTTGCCACAGATTTGGCAGATATGATACTAGATGCAGAAGCAGAAGATGGCAATATTAAATATGGTGTATTAGATAGTTCGTTATGGCATAAACGTGGTGATACAGGACCTTCACTAGCTGAACAAATGATTATGAAGGGATGTCGCTTTAGACCATCAGATAGAAGTAGAGGAAGTAGAGTTTCAGGTAAGAATGAAATACATAGAAGATTACAAGTTGACGAGTTTACTGAAGAGCCAAGAATGGTATTTTTTAACACTTGCACAGAAACAATCTCACAGTTACCTGCTATACCTTTAGATAAAAAGAATCCTGAAGATGTGGATACTAAAGCAGAAGACCACTTGTATGATGCTTTAAGATATGGTATAATGTCAAGACCTAGATTTAGTATATTTGACTATGAGCCTATGGGTAGACCAAAAAGTAGTATGCCTGTAGCTGATGCAACGTTTGGATATTAATATGGCAGAAGAAGAAATAATGTTAGAAGATGAAGCGATAGCTTTAGAAGATTCTGACAAAACAGATGAGACAGATTACCCAGTCAGTAACATGGTAGATTATGTTATGGCTAAGTTTAAAAAGTCTGAAGACTATAGGTATGAAGATGAACTTAGATGGGTAAGAGCTTATAGAAACTATAGAGGTTTATATGGACCTGATGTTCAGTTTACTGAAGCCGAAAAGTCTAGAGTATTTATTAAAATTACAAAAACTAAAACTTTGGCTGCATATGGGCAAATAGTAGATGTTCTATTTGCAGGGAATAAATTTCCTATAAGTATAGAGCCAACTGAATTACCTGAAGGAGTATTGAAAGATGTTAGTTTCGACCCTAAAGAACCTGAAGAAATACGTGACAAATTGGATGACCTCTCATCCCCTTATGGTTTCATGGGAGATGGGAAAGAATTACCTAAAGGTGCAACTGCAAAAACTTTACAAGAAGGTCTTGGTCCTATACAAGAAGACTTGGAAGGCATTGAAAACCTTAAAGGTGAAGCTGGAAAAACGCCAACAGCCATAACATTTAGTCCTGCTATGATTGCAGCTAAATCTATGGAAAAACAAATCATAGACCAATTACAAGAATCAAATGCTAATAAACATTTAAGAAGCACTGCTTTTGAAATGTCATTATTTGGTACAGGTGTTATGAAAGGACCTTTTGCAGTTGATAAAGAATACCCTAATTGGAATGACGAGGGTATTTATAGTCCTGTATTTAAAACTATTCCACAAGTAACTAATGTTTCTGTTTGGAATTTTTATCCTGACCCTGACTCTACAAGTATAGACCAAGCACAATTTGTTATTGAACGACATAAGATGTCAAGAACAGAGTTGCGTTCTTTAAAAAGAAGACCTTTCTTTCGTGAAAAAGTCATTGAAGAAGTTATAGGTGATGGTGAGAATTACGTTAAAAAATATTGGGAAGACGATTTAACAGACTATAATCAAGAAAATTATGTAGAGAGATTTGAGGTTCTAGAGTATTGGGGTATGATAGATACTGATATGCTTTTAGACCAAGATATTGATATACCTAAAGACTTACAGAACTTTGAAGAACTACAAGCTAATATATGGGTTTGTAATGGTAGACTATTAAGAGTTGTATTAAATCCATTTAAACCTGCAAAGATACCTTATTCTGCAGCACCATATGAATTAAATCCATATTCATTCTTCGGTGTAGGTTTAGCAGAGAACATGGATGATACGCAAACTCTTATGAATGGTTTTATGAGAATGGCTGTAGATAATGCTGTATTATCAGGTAACTTGCTTATAGAAGTAGATGAGACAAACTTAGTCCCGGGTCAAGACCTATCTGTATATCCGGGTAAAATATTTAGAAGACAGGGTGGAGCACCGGGTCAGGCTATATTTGGTACAAAGTTTCCAAACGTATCTAACGAAAATATGCAACTGTTTGATAAGGCAAGACAGTTAGCTGATGAAAGCACAGGATTACCATCTTTTGCTCATGGTCAGACAGGTGTATCAGGGGTGGGAAGAACTGCATCAGGTATATCTATGTTAATGAATGCTGCATCAGGTAGTATTAAAACTGTTATTAAAAATGTAGATGATTACTTATTAAAACCATTAGGTGAAGGATTATTTAGATTCAATATGCAATTTAATTTTGACCCTGATATAAAAGGTGACTTAGAAGTAAGGGCAAGAGGAACAGAAAGTCTAATGGCTAACGAAGTTAGGTCACAAAGACTGATGGGATTCTTACAAGTAGCATCTAATCCTTCATTAGCACCTTTTGCTAAGTTTGATTATATCATTAGAGAGATAGCAAAGGCTATGGATTTAGACCCTGAAAAAGTAACAAATGATATGAGAGAAGCTGCAATACAAGCAGAGCTATTAAAAGAGTTTAGAGGACAGCAACCTCAACCCCAACAACAACCTCAAGCACCTGCAGGAGCAAATCCTGCTGACCCAACAGGAGCAGGTGGTGGAACTATAGGAACAGGACAAGTTCCTTTACCACAAGAGCAAGGATTTACAGGAGATAACGAAGGTGGACAAACAGATACTGGGCAACCTCAAGCCGATGGTCAGCCATCAGCACCACTTCAATAAGTATTTAGACGAACTTATTAGCAAACAACATAAACTATTAGAACAGGCTAGTGATATAATAACTGTTCATAGAGCACAAGGTAGTATACACACTTTGCAAAAACTTAAATTACTAAGGGAAGAAGTTAATGGAAAAGAAAAGTAGAGGTATAGAAGCACAACAGTTAGAAATGTTTGGTGATATTGGAATGGCAAAGTCTCCTGCTAAGAAAGACCCTATATCAGGAAACGAAATACCTAAAGCATCTACTGCAGAAGAAGTGAGAGATGATATACCTGCTAAATTAAGTGAAGGTGAGTTTGTACTACCTGCAGATGTTGTAAGATATCATGGCTTGGAAAAATTAATGAACCTACGGCAACAGGCTAAACAAGGCATTAATACTATGGACAAGATGGGTCAGCTAGGTAATGCAGAAGAAGCTACTATGCCTGATGACTTACCCTTTAATGTAAATGATATAGAAATGTCAGAAGGTGGTATGGTAAATGTAGCAGGGCAACCTATGCAGTTACCAAGAATAGCAGGACAACAAATAGAAATGCAGACAGGTGGTTTTGTAAATCCAACAGGCACATTTCAAACTCCTACTAACATAGCTACAACACCCTCATACTTTCAAAACTATGCACAGACAACAGCACCTTTTAAACCTTTTATACGACAGAATCAAACAGCAATACCACCTGTTGTACCTGTAACTCCACCTAGAACAACAGGTCCTTCATTTCAAACTCTTGTACCAAGTGAGGGTCAAAGACCTGTTACAAAAGAATATAGAAATGCCGCAGGACAGAAATTATTTATACCATTTATAAATAATAAACCTATATATCCTATACCTGAAGGTTATACAGAATATGTAGAAGAGAAAACACCTATAGCTGAAGATAAACCTGTTGTAAAAACACCAACAACAACAGTAACAGGTGACGGAGGTGACTCTGATACTAGAGTAGGAACTGTTATAGGAAAAACAGGTAAAGGTAAAACACCAACGGAAGAATCTGTTGCATCAAAAACCCAAGCAGTTTTAAGTGGCTTACAACAAAATACTCCAAAATCAACTTTAAGCAAAGCCTTTCAAGCTGTAAGTAAAGGTCTTATGGGAGCTATGATGCCCGGAGTAGGTCTTTTAGGTGGATTAGGTATAGGTGCAAAAAGTGCTTTAGGTGACCAAGGCACTAGCTCACAGGGTTTAGCAGATGCACTTGGTAGCGTTGATGCTGCTCAAGGAATAGGATATGATGCAAAAGGCAATGTAACTGTTAGTGGTCCTATGGCAAGTGTTATGGGTATACAAGGTGTAATGAATGAATTATCCAAGGCAGCATATGGAAAAAGCTATGATGTAATGACACAAGAATTAGGTGTGCGACCTTCTTTTCAATATGGATATAAACCGGGAGACGTAGACCCAAGTACAAATGGAACATATAGTGCTTTAGGACAAACAACAGATGATGATAATAATGTTTCTTATGGTTCGGTAACAGATTTTGGCAAAGCAATGAATGCTAGTGCAAAATCAGGATATTGGGGTGGTGAGAAACAAGCTAGACAAGATGCAAAAAAAGGCAATCCAAAAGCAATAGATTGGTTAGGATATATGGAAACTAATCCGGGAGATAAAAGCTATACTTTTGGATATGATGAAGACCAAGGAACTGACCCGGGTGATACTCCAACAGATACATCTATAAGTGATGTAGGTTCAGAGGAAGACCCGGGAACACCTGATTATGGTTATGACTTTGGTGCTTCAGTAGGTGATGGACAATCTAGTGATGATGATGATGGTTCAACAGATGCTGTAGGTGGAGATGAGGATGAAGGAGAAAGTCCTGATGCTGATGATGACCCCGGATTTAAACAAGGTGGACTTGCAAAAAGAAAACCTAAAGTTAAAAAAATGAAGCGAGGTGGGTTGGCTTCACGTTAATAACCCACAGTAGATGGCTACTTATCCCCCAACAATAATTGGCTACGATAACCCCAAGGAGAAAATAAAATGGCTGAACAAGCACAAGAAATGGTGGTAGATGCTACACCAAAGAAAACAGCATTTATGGACAAGCGTTCTACTCATGAAGATAGAATTAAAAAAGATGAGGAAGAACTAGAACTATTAAAGAAACAAGCTGAAGGTGAAACTGAAGAACCTGTTACAGAAGAGAAAGCAGAGGATGAGGAGAAACCGAAGAATGCTGAAGAAAAAACTTTTAAAAAGCGTTATGGAGATTTACGAAGACACTCCCAAGAAAAAGAAAAAGAGTTTCAAAAGCAACTTGATGAATTAAAAGTACAGTTAGAAAAAGCTACTAAAAAAGAAATCAAGCTACCTAAGACAGAAGCTGAAATAGAAACATGGGCAAAAGATTATCCTGATGTAGCAGCTATTATAGAAACTATAGCTATAAAGAAAGCTAAAGAACAGTCAGATGCTTTAGAACAAAGAATAAAAGAAATTGATGAGCTAAACGCACAAACATCAAAAGAGAAAGCAGAGGTAGAGTTATTACGTATTCATCCTGACTTTGCAGAGATTAGAGAAAGTGATGACTTTCATGAGTGGGCAGATGAACAGCCTAAATGGGTACAGGATGCATTATATGAGAATAGTGAAGATGCTAGGTCAGCAGCAAGAGCCATCGACCTCTATAAAGGCGAT